AGACGGTGTCACCATCCGTCATGGAGCCTTCAAAGAAAATGATGGAAAGCGAGTGCCTCTGGTTTGGTCACACGACCCGAGCACTCCTGAAAACGTCATTGGGCATGTAGAGCTACAACATGCGGATGAAGGTGTTTATGGACGCGGGTACTTTAATAATACCCAAAATGCCAAGAACGCCAAGGAACTTGTACAACATGGTGATATCATGCATATGTCTATTGGGGCTAACCGTATCAAGCGGACTCCAGCAAATGACGTAATTCATGGTAACATCTATGAAGTATCGCTAGTGCTTGCGGGAGCAAATCCCGGAGCGGTTATTACTGAAGTGTTACAACACTCGGATAATCCAGAAGAAGGAGAAGTTATTTTAATGGAAAGTAACGAACTTATTCACTCAGCAAGCGACGTCTTGGTTGGTAATGATCGTGTAAGTCTATTCGATCGTATCCAGCACGCTGACGAAGGCACTGAGAGCGAAGTTCTTGATGAAGTTTTAGGAACTTTGAACGAAGATCAACAAGAAGCAGTTGCTATCTTGACTGAAGCTGCAGCCAATGCTGCCCTTGAAGCACACGAAGCGTCTGTTGCCAAAGACTTTGATGCGGCCGTAGATTCTCGTGTAAACGAAATTCTTGACGAGTTGGCTGAAGAAGCTGACGATGAAGATGAAGATTCAGATGATGAAATCGAACAATCTGACAATGGAGGAACTTTGATGCACTACAACGCATTTGAACAAAACACAAACAATAGCGAAGAGATCCGTCACTCGTTGACTGAAGCAATGCAAACTGCCCAAAACCGTGGTCTCAAACTAAGTAACATTCTTGCTGAAGTTGAAGGTGGAGATGTTCTTAAACACTCTATGAACAACATCGATAAGTTGTTCCCTGATCACCAACTTCAAGGTGGAGTACAAGTAATCTACTCGCCAAACACTGCTACAGAGCACATCTTGTCTCGTGTAACAAAAGTACCTACAGCGTTTGTTAAGTCTATCATGACTGACTTGTCTGACCTTACTGACGAACAACTTCGTGCGAAAGGTTACATCAAAGGTACTGAAAAGAAAGAACAAATCATTTCATTCCTTTCTCGTAAAACAGACCCACAAACAATCTATAAAAAACAATCAATCGACCGTGATGATGCTATCGATATCGGCCAACAATTGAACGTTGCTGCATTCTTCAACCAAGAAATGCGCATCAAGTTGAATGATGAAATTGCACAAGCAATCCTCGTATCTGACGGACGTGCTACTGGTGATGCTGCTAAGATCAAAGAAGACAAGATTCGTCCAATCACTAAAGACGAAGACTTCTACACAATCAAAGCATCTTACAACCCAGAAATGCTTCTTGACTTGTTCGAAACCGTTGCTACTGAGAAAACTAAGATGCTTGGTTCAGGAACTCCATCACTTTACGTGAATCCATTGTTCTTGACTAAACTTCGTTTCCTACGCAACAAGAACGAGCAATGGGTATTCGGCGGTCAACAACCTGCTACTAAAGAATATCTTGCTTCACTATTCGGTGTTGCTGAAATCGTTGAAACTAACTTCTTGAAACCTGACGAAATGATCATGGTTAACCTTGCTGACTACCAAATCGGTACCAACAAGGGTGGTGAAGTTAACACATTCGAACACTTTGATATCGACTACAACAAACAGAAATACTTGATTGAAACTCGTCTCTCAGGTGCTCTTGTTCGTGCTAAAGCTGCGGTTTACTTCAAACCTGCTGCTAAAGGTGGTCGTCCAGCAGAAACTGCTACATCTGGAACAGAATCACCTCGAGTAGGTGGATAATGAAATACTCTGGTAATGCTGGTTTTCGATTGAAAGATGTTGAAGTCGAACCAGATGTTTATGAACCAAAATTGGTTGTTAAACGAGTGCGCGGAGATGTGATCAGTTCTAGATACCGACGCGATCAAAATGGCGACAAATCTACTATTGATAACATCCGCATTACCAACCAAATTTCATTAGTTGCCGATCAGTTCTTCATGAAGCATATTTCGAATTTGCTTTACATGGAGTATCAAGGGGTGAAATGGAAAGTCGAAAGTTTCGATGTAAGTAGAGCCCCTAGAGTTATTGTGGATTTAGGAGGAGTTTATAATGAGCAAGAGAATGCTTATCCGGGACGTTCTGATGAAAACAATTCGGAAGTCTAATGAGGATTATAAACTCTTTTATAATCCAGTAAGTAACACAAATCTCACATACCCTTGTATCTTATACAAAAGATCTGCTGTGAGACAAAGACATGCCGACAATATTCGATATCATACTCATGAGAGTTATCAGATTACGGTTATTGACAAGCGTGTCGAATCGCCTGTTATAGACGTACTTCTTGAGGAACAATATTGCGTTTACGAGAATGAGTTTATAGTAGACAACATGCATCATACAATTTTAAAGATTAACACAGGAGGATTAGCTAATGGCTAAACTTAAGTTTGACGAACTTGGAAAACGTTTTTATGAAACCGGTGTGTCCGAAGCGGTATTGTTCCCACAAGACCCATCTGGTACATATCCTAAAGGTATCGCTTGGAACGGTATCACTGCTGCTAACGAATCTCCTTCAGGAGCTGAAGCAAATGACCAATACGCAGACAACATCAAGTATTTGTCTCTTACTGGTGCTGAAAACTTTGAAGGTACTATCGAAGCATTTAGCTCTCCAGAAGAGTTTGATGAATGTGATGGTATGAAAACAATCGCTAAAGGTGCTGTTGCTCACCAACAAAACCGTCGTCCATTTGGATTTGCATTCAAATCAATCCTTGGTAACGATACCAAAGGTAATGAATACGGATACAAACTTCACTTGTGGTATGGTTGTAAAGCAGCTCCATCAGAACGTTCACACGCTACTGTTAATGATAGCCCAGAACCACAAAACCCATCATGGTCAATTTCTTCAACTCCAGTAGTTGTACCTGGCCACAAACCAACCTCAGTAATCACAATCGATTCTACTAAAGCAGATCCAACTAAACTCCAAAAAGTATTGGACGCTGTTTATGGTACTGATGATGCGGAAGCATATCTTCCATCACCAGAAAAAGTAATCGAATTACTTAGCTAATAGGAATAAATAAAGGAGGTATTTACTCATATGTTAAAAGAAACAGTTAAATATTTGGACTTCGACGGTGTTGAACAAACTGAAACTTTGTACTTCAACATCAACCGTATGGAATTGATTGCCATGCAAGCTCGCTATGGTAAAGAAGACATGGCTAAGTACATCGAACGAATCACAAAAGAAGAAGACTTCGGTAAGATTCATGATTTGCTTAACGATGTTATCTTAACAGCATACGGTAAGAAATCTGAAGACGGTAAACGATTCCTTAAGAGTGAAGAAATCAAGGAAGAATTCCGCACATCATTGGCTTATGAAGCTCTTACAGAAAGTTTCTTTGATGATGACGGAGTAACACTTGGTAAATTTGTTCAAGGTATTACTTCAACAATTCGTGGATTAGAATCAGCAGTTGCTGCACCTGCAGCACAATAACGGAATGGGCGGTATTTTTTACCGCTCTTCCTTTTTATTTTAAATTTTTTGAGGTGTGTATATCATGGATCCGGAGTTTTTAACTATACAATTAGACGATATAGAATATTGGGATGACTTGAAAGAGGAATTTGTAATCCAGGAAGGGGCTGAGTGCACGTTTCGATATACTTTGAAAAATCTAGACAAATGGGAATCAAAGCATCTTAAAAGATTCATAGATAATTATGACGATATTACTGATGCCGAGATGTTAGATTTTTTAATCATAATGTGCGATGAGGATATCAATCCTAACTCACTTTCGGCTAACAACTACCAACAAATTGTTGAGTATATTAAAAAGACACCATCTGCCACTACAATCCCTAAAGAAAAAGGAAGTGCTAGAGGTGTTGCTCAACGAAAAAAGATATATACGTCTGAGATAATTTATGCTATGATGGCTTTGAACCACATCCCTTTCGATTGGGAAAATCGAAATCTTAATAAATTAATCATGCTTCTGAATTGCGTAGGCTCATTACAAGAACCTCCTAAGAAAATGACCAAAGCCGAAATTATGGAAGAGCAACGAGCTACCATATTACGGCGTCGCGAAGAAGAGCGTAAAAGAAGGGAGAAACAATGATCAATCCAAATGTCATAATTCATTCTGATGATGTAATCCAACATTTTGGAACCAAAGGCATGAAATGGGGGATCAGAAAAGCTCAGGTTATTGTTGGTAGACAAAGAGGTATTCCTCGACAGAATATTAAAACCCCTACCAAGTTAACTAGCGAAGTTAAATCTAAAGTTCTACTTAAAAAGATGAAAGAAGTTTCTGATTTTAGATCTGCTTATGGGGGCGATGTTCCACCAAAAAGAGATTATGTTATGAAAAAAGATTTGGCCGAATTTGATCGTCTTAGCAAAATATATAACTCCCCAAGACCGAAGAATGGAAGTAAAAAACTGAAAGCGTGGGGCGATGCATACGAGCGCGCCGCTAAGTTGACTGAAAAAGGAGCTGACGATTTCGATAATCGAATGGTTAAAGCCTACGAGAAGTTGACTGGAAGGAATGCTATAAAAGATTATAATTCGTCTAGAAAGGAGTTATAGTATATGATTTTAATCGACAATGACACAATACTTCATACGGATAATTCATCAGACATAATCCAACACTTTGGTACAAAGGGTATGAAGTGGGGTGTTCGTAAAAACTATATGAGCGATAAGCATGCTCTTAAAAAGAAATATAAGCAATCACTCAGAAAGTCTAAAGAACTATACAAAGGTAAGAAACCTGATTTTTGGAGGCGACTAGGTTATAAAACTAGTGTCGCTTCTATGTATGGCGGACTTCTCACAGGTAACAACTTATTGACCAGATATGGAGCAATGGGTATTGGTGCCGAAGCAGCTATGAGATCTATGGATGGTAGTCATATGTATAAACGTAAGTTTAAGAAACGTAACAAGGCCATTAAGAAGGCTTATAAGACTGCTAAGAAAGATCTTAAGAAAAGTTATAAGGAACGAAGTGAATGAGAATAACAACAAGCGGTTCGTTCAATAATCTAGAAAAGTATTTAAAGAAAGATCGAAGAGTTTCTTTAGATGCACTAGGTAAAGCTATTGTCGAAACTCTTAGAGCAGCAACTCCTTCCAAATCTGGTAAAACTGCAAACTCATGGGGGTATCGAATTAACAAAACAGGCAATGGTGAAGAACTAGAGATATTTAATACCAACATAAATAAAGGCGTTAATATTGCTATAATTATTCACTATGGTCACGGCACGGGTACAGGAGGCTATGTTCCTCCACATCCGTATATTATTAAAGCTATCGATTCAGCGTACAAATCCGCAATCGATAAAGTTTTAAATGATTATCTAAAATGAAAGGAATATTAAATGAGTAATTACTATTCTGTATGTAATTCTAACGACGTCATTCAACACTTCGGCATCAAAGGTATGAAATGGGGTCATAAAAAAACTAGAGAATCAATAGTTAAAGGCTATTTAGATAAAGGATATACTAGACAGGCTGCTTATAATAAAGCCGATAAAAAGTTAAAATTTAATAAGAATATTAAAAAAGGTGCTAAAATAGCCGGAGGTCTAGCCGTGGCTGGATTAGCTGCATATGGTGCGTATAAGGGTTATGGCGCCCTTAAGGCCAATAAGATCGCTTATGATGCCAGAAAAGCTGCTGAACGAATGGCTGATGAAAAGAGAATTTTAAAAGAGATTAAAGAAACTTCCAAAAAGTATAAAGACAATGTTAAAAAACATTTTCCTGATGGGATCTCTGGAGGAGCCGGTAAGAAGTTCCAAGAACGATTTAAACAACGAAGTATTGAAATGAAAAATCTTGCTTCGGACTTGGATTCTCAAAATTCTAGATTAAAGAAAGTCGTTAAAGAGATTAAAAAAAATAATAGAAATTCTAATTTTGATGGTTACAGAAAACAATTAGCTGAGAATAGAAAATTGTTGGATAGCATGCTTTAATGATAGGAGGTAATTAATGGCCGGATATGTTGACGAAAAAGTCGCCAAGGTAACCCTGGATAATAAGGGCTTTACCAAAAACGCACAAGACACAATTTCCGCATTGGATAAGATGAAACAAGCTTTCGCTAAAATCAATGGTGGAAACGCATCTAAGAACATTGCCAAAGAGATGAATGCTATCCCTGATGCAATTTCAAATTCAACAACAAAATCCCAAGGCCTATTATCTCGTCTCAAAGGTATATTTACTCGTAGTACAGAAGGCATTAACATGACCGGTGCCGCGAAATCAATCGATCAGATGAATACTGATGTTGCGAATAGAACTTCTAAGACATCTAGTATTCTCTCTCGGTTGAAGGGTATATTCCAGAAGGCGGATAATCACCAGGGATTTCCAAATTCCGTTAAATCGATTGACGGATTAAATGCTAAAGCATCTGGTATCAACCTAAACCCACTTACTGGAGCATTTTCTAGAGCAGCGGATTCTGTTAAGGGATCTCTTAATGCTATGGATGTTGCTATGGGTATCGTCATGGGTAACATGATGCAGAAAGCCATCAACTTCGGTTCTCAATTCTTCAGAGGGCCTGTGGATGGTTTAAACGAGTATAAAGAAAAGCTCGGATCTGTACAGACAATCATGACGAATACAGAATGGGAAATTCCAGATCAAACTACTCGTATGCGTAAGACTTCTAAAGTATTAGAAGATTTGAACGAATACGCCGACCAAACCATTTATTCATTTAAAGATATGACTAAGAACATCGGTACGTTTACTGCGGCCGGTGTAGGTTTGGAAGATTCTGCAACTGCGATCAAGGGTATTTCCAACTTGGCCGCTGCATCAGGATCAAACACCCAACAAGCATCTATGGCGATGTACCAATTATCACAAGCATTGGCTTCTGGACGTGTTGGCCTTCAGGACTGGAACTCAGTAGTTAATGCCGGTATGGGTGGTAAGCTATTCCAAGACAGATTGACTCAGATGGCAGAGAAGATGGGTCATGCTCGTGATGCTACTAAATCATTCCGTGACTCATTGAAAGATGGATGGTTAACTTCTGAAGTCTTGATTGCTACTTTGAAAGAATTCTCAGTAGATCAATCAATGTTGGAAGCAGCGACACAAATTAAATCCTTTGGACAGTTGGTAGATACCGTACAAGAAGCTATTGGTTCTGGATGGGCCACTTCTTGGGAATATCTATTTGGTGGATTCGAAGAAGCCAAAGGTTTATGGACCGATGTTGGTAAGGTCGTTGGTAAATTCTTCGATGACTCGCAAGGTAAATACTATGATAGCGTTCTAGGAATGGAACGTAGTCTAGGTAACTATCGTAATGCCATGCTTAAGACATGGAAAGACTTAGGTGGACAAACAGCATTCTTCGATACAATCCGAAATGGATTTGAGTTTGTATTTAAGTCGATGACTAATTTTCGAAATGGGTTCCGTGAATCTATCGGTACGTATGAAGATTCTGCTCGACGACTTCTAAGTGTCACCCAAGGTTTCAAGAACTTCACTGAGAACTTGAAGAAGAACGCAGCTATTCAAGAAACACTTATCGCTCTTGGTAGAATGTTTGGTGCGGTTTTCAATACTGTATGGGCAATTATCCATAAACTATCGATGGGGTTCAGTGCCACATCAAGCTCAATGGATGGCGTTATTCTCGTATTCAAGAGAGTCGCTGATGGGGTTACTAAATTCCTTAACGCAATGCGTCAGAACCACAACATCATGCAGAGCTTTGTCAACATCGGTAAGGTGATTGGTAACGTTCTTAGTATCCTTGGTACACTATTCAAAATCGCTGCAGATATCGTATCGAAGTTCTTCTCATTGTTTAGTTTTGGAGCTAACAGCGGAGGTGGATTGCTTAAATTCACTGATATGTTAGTTAAAGTAACGGACTCTATAAGAACTTTTGTAGAAGGACTACGGTCATCTATCCGTCAGTTTGGTGTATTCAAAGGTATTCTGACAGCTTTCGGCGGTGCTTTCCAAAGTATTGGACCTAAGATTGCCGATGGCTTTAAGAACATGCTAAGTGCGTTCCCTAAGACATTCTCAGACAACGGTATATTTGCCAAAATCGGAAATTCTATTAAGAACGGCCTTAAAGCAATCTCGCCAAGTATGAAATCATTCATTGATGGTTTGGATACTGGCATGTCGAATATTTTATTTTGAGTTAAGAAAAATTTTGGTAAAG